TTTGCCACCCCCCCGGCCATTGTTATTTGCCGATACCCCATCCTTAGGATCGAGGCCTTCCATCTGGTAATACCACCACGTATCCATAGTTGGCGGGTTGGTATCGCCCCACATCCCATGCCAAGTCGGCCCACCATCCTTCGCTGACGGGAAACGGCCTACCCGTTTAGACATTGCATCAACAATATCGGGGTGAATGTCTCGACACTCGTTAAACCACGCAAAGGTAAGTTCCAACGAGTTGAGGTTTGCCACATCGTCCGCGTCATCTAGCGCACGGAACATGATTTCGCACTCAACATCCCCTACTTTGAAGAAGTAAGTCTTGGTAGTGCGCATGTACTGGCCGCAAGTACCCGGTGGGAACCAGTCGAGGAAGGTTTTGATCGTCGTATCCTGCAACTGCCGTGCGGTTTCCCGCACCACAGCCGCTCGCGTCTTGCGAATACCCTGAGCATTCGGTTTTTGTAGCGTGGCACGCCTCACTATCTCGAACGAACAGGTCACAGACTTACCCGAACCGACCGGCCCCATCAGAACCCGCATCTTTGCGTCGGATTCCATGAACTTTTTCCCCGTCGGTGGGGGTGTGTAGTTGATATCAAGCATTCTGAGCGACTTCTTCCACTAGCATCACCACAAATTCACGCCCACGGCGCTTGTGTTTGACGATTTTGGTCTTAAAACTGATGCTTTCCATCTTCAACATGGCCGTGAAGTTGTTGTATTCCAGCGAATTGTTGAACACAGCAGCAGGAAACCCGTTGTAGATCTGTGTAAAGCGGTCAATCAACGTGTTCTTCAGCAATTTGCGGTACCTCAATAGGTTCAACATCAATGGCTTGAGTGATCTGGTGGTCTTGTCCACCCAAATTGATAGTGATTCGCACCCCGCCAGTGGCACTTCCATCCGTCGGTTCATTCTTGGGTTCTAAACCAGCCCACTTCACAGTGCTTTTAATCAAGTCGGCTTTCACTGCGGGACTACAGGCAGGGTCATGGATAAGCATCCACGAGGTAGTCAGCAGTTCTTCAGCCTGTGCGCGGGCCTTGAGGCGAAAAGTCATACCCTTTTCGCGCACTTCCTCCCGATACCCCTCTACTTTCTTGAGGAATACAGGGTCGGAGTTAAATTGAACCAGGGTGTCGGCATCAATATTGTGCCGTTGAATGATCTCGTTGACCTCTTCACCGCTGCCCTCAAGGGCTAAAGCGATATCAAAAGCCAGACGGTCAGACCATTTAGTGTGTCGGAGAGGTAGATTGTCCATGCGAAGAGATTATTCAGGCGGGTTTTCTTCTGTCAAGATCTTCAGTCTAGCCTGAAGTTCATCGTAGTGGTGCTTTCTATGGCAGTTAGCACACAAGACCTCGCACTTCTTTATCTCTTCCATCGCATCACGGTACCTACCATTCGACATAAGTTTGTGAACTTTGCGGTTCGTAGGATCTGATGGATCTGTGTGATGGAAGTCCAATGTGGCTGGATGATTTTCCCCACATCGGTTGCACTTGAGTGTCGCTTTGAATGTCTGCCAACGACTCCTGGCTTTAGCCTTGGTTATGTTGTTCCGCTCAATGACTTTTTGTTTGTTGGCTTGGTAATACTTCCGACCGTATTTCTTATAGAGATCACTGGGCATATCTAGTGTCCCAGAATTAGACACGGTTTTATAGCATGGCGGTATGGATATCCATCAACTCTGTGGGTGGGTTATGCGAAAGTTAGGCATGTTATTGGCGGGGGATAAACTCGCTAACTTTACACGTTCCTAAAAATAGACCTTGCTTTGTGCGGATTACTATACCTGCCGGGGGTCGCAAATCGTCAGTCCAACTGCCCCCCCTCCCCCCGACCGGCGGCGACCGGCGAGCCGACCAGCGGCGACCGGCGAGCCGACCGGCAAGCCCCGCAAAACCGGCAAACTTGACACCGAACCCGACCTAGGGCTGACTGAAATTGTCGATGCAGCAGCAAGCAACGACACCTGAGCGGAGTACCCGCTCCGCTCTTTAATAACTCAACTAGGAGAAGCATCATGGCAAAGACCTACTCTGGTCAAGTCTCGATCGTTCGCAACACCAAGGGCGAAGTTACCCTGAAGGCGGACGCCACCGGTCAGTACTCCAACGAGGACGCTAAGGCCTGCCACAGCAAGATGGTGGAACTGGCGAAGAAGTTGAAGACCACGGCCCGTGTGTTCAAGCCCGAGGCGGATTGCGTTGACCCGGTCATCCTCACTGGTTCCTACGGCCAGCCCTACATGGCGCTGCTGAAGGCGAAGAACCCGGGTAGCACTCGCGGCAAGGTCGAGAAGTTGGCCTAAGCAAGAAAGGGAAGGCGGGGCGAAAGCCCCGCCGACTCTCCAACAACCACAAGGGAATCATCATGCTCAAGCGCATCATCGGCAACATCCTGTCCATCGAGGCAGTGAGAGTGCAGAACCAGGCAAGGACGGGAATCTTTCTCTTCCGCAGGCTGGTGTACATCGGGAAGAAACCTCTCTTCCATCTCTAACCAGCAGCAACAGACCCGCCGCAAGGCGGGTTTTCTTTTGCCCATCGCATACACACGCGTACACACCACGAGCACATCGCCCTGCCCTCCTGCTGAACACCTAATACAAAACCATACGTCGGGGGGTCGTCGGCCCAGGATTCCGACCTTATAGCACCATATATCTAGCATCAACGATCCTTAAACTTTACATAATGCAAGTTATTGATTTTTAAGGGCTATCTCAACTATCTAAAACGCTATCTAGTCTTACCCTAACTTTACATACCTCTTACTTTACAGTGTAAAGTTGTATAGTTTCCAGTATCTACGGGGGTTTGCGGCCAGTTTACCATCAGGAAAGGGGGGGCTTACTATCTATACTATCTAAAAAATACATAAAATATTGGTAATACTAGCGGTTACGGGAGCGTTCTGATTCCCCTAACTTGACAGTGTTAAGTTGTTAAGTTTAGGACGCACCCTTTAGCACCTCTTTATCTGAAAAATCGTAGATAGTTTAGATAGTTGCCCTGTAACCCGCATAAACACTAGCCCCGAACTATCTACGCGCCCGAGATAGTTTGTATACATTTATAGATAGTTAGTCCCTTAGAGGCTTACTTAACATATAACCGGCCCGACTTGACAGGGCGGCGGCGGCGGGGCCGACTGGGGGTGTCCCGTCGGGACTTTACAACATCTCTTAAACAACCTTACAAAGGAGCCTTCTAATGGCTAAGATTTTTCAAGGTAACGTCTCCCTTATCCGTAACACTAAGGGTGATATCACTGTTGTTGCTGACCCCGATGGTAAGTTCTCTAACGAGAACATTACTGAACTTTACCAACAGGCTCAAGAGTTTGCCAAGAAGTTGAAGGCAACTATCCGGATCTTCAAGCCGGAAGCCAACGGCAATACCCCGCTGTTGCTTACCTCGTCTTATGGCAAACCTTATCTGGCTCTTCTGCCGGAATCCAAGGCTCCTACCAAGGCGAAGGTTGTTAAGTTGGCATAAGCCAACACCCTTGAGGGACGGCAATACTGTCGTCCCTTATTTTCCTTTACATCGTGGAGATACAGCAATGAAGCGAGTTAATCATCAGGATAACCATCTGGTTGTTGTCGAATGGAAGAACCGTGGTCGGTTCTATACCAAGGAGTTCGGTACTGAACGTGCTGCTATGGCGTTTATCGACAACCTTGAATGGAACACTAACGCCTTTATCACCAAGGTCTATCACAAGGCTCTGGGTGATATCACTACCTTTGCATCAGCCGGTTCCTGTGGTCTCTAGCATCATCTGTTGTGTTAAGTGCGGCGAGGAGATACATCCTCGCCGTTTTTCACTGGGCTATAGAACCTGTTTAGGTTGTGGTGAGGTCGAGGCTAGGTCGTTGCATCACTGCATAGTACCGATGCCTAAGAGTAACTACATCGTAGTGACCGACCCTCAACTGCTTCGGGGTCTCAATAGTTCCCACAAAGGGGGGTTATAGCAATGGTTTGTGATGACTACGCAGAAGAACTCAATGTTCTTGAGGTAACTACTCAAGAGATGTTGGCTGTAGGTGTAAACGTCTTTGGTGTTAAGCATCGGGAGTTCCGCCTCAGGTTTCCCCCTTATATGCAGGATGGGGTAGCAAGGCCATACATTGAGGTTTACGACACCAAAGCAGGGTTCGGTAGGTATGTACCTATCGGTGACGTCACTGCTTCAGATGACGGTAAGCACATGGTTGAGAGGTTCAACACAAAGAAACTTACCGAAACTACGCGCCGTAACAAGTTGGCGATGGCTGAGTTCCACGGTAACGGCAAGTCCGATATCAAAGAGGGTGAGGGAGAAGTGTGATGGAACAGTACGAAATGGAGGAGCAATACAGGGAATATCTGTTCGTTCTGGATGAGGCTATCCGTCGGATGGAGCGTCCTGAGGTTGAGGTTCCGCATGAAGTTTTCGTCGAACGCTTTTGTGAGGGGGGTTATAGCCATGACCAAGAAGTTGCCTTTTGATAGGGACTACCGGCGCATACGGTTGGAAGAGCAGTCCAGACTTGCCAATGTAACTGTTAGCAAGACGGTGGGAGGGTATAGGCTCGTGAAGGATGAACCCTTCATGGCGAAGGCGTATCGCTGGTGTATCTACGTCATTATCGGTGCTTGCTATGGCATGGCAGCGGGATTCCTTGCCCGTCTCACCGGATTCTGGGAGTAGCCATGAGCGCAAGTCTCGTTGGGATTAAGATGCCTGAGGTTGAGGTTGTACACAACCACGTTCAGCGCGTTACCAATAACGATGACATCAGGGCCTTGACCTTGGTGCAGAACTGGCAGCCATTCCGCAATAGCACCGGATCGTTACGGGGGAACATGGTTAAGTTTCGCCATCCTCATGACGAGGATATTGAGTCTGTGTATGTGGTGGCTTCCTATGAGACGCCTATCTACGTCTGCCAGATTACCTCTGGCCATTGGTATGGTACTCAGGAGAAGTTCTCGCATACCACAACCCGCCATCAGTCCATTGCCAAGCCATCCAAAGATGTTGCTTGGGTCAACACGGCGTTGTTGCGGAAGTTTGCCACGGTTGGGTTCCGCTATATGTCCGCTGTTCGTGTCATTCGTGGGGAGATGGTGTGATTGGAAACCGATTCTTCATGTTGAGGTATGGCAAGAAAGGCAATGTCGTCCGTAACTTCATAGGGAGACCATATTACTTTCGTAGCAAGGAAGATGCAAAAACCGCCCGTCAATTCGGGCAAGTCGTTTCGTATGGCCCTGACCATAAACTTTACAAAGGAGAGTAACTTATGCGAGCCACTCTGATGAAGCAAACCCTCAAGTCGTTTTTCCCCTTCCAACGTACCGTCTGTATCGAGGGTAGCCCTGGCGGTGGTAAGACCACTATCGTCCATCAACTTGCTGAGGAGTTGGGTGTTCCGTGTATCGAGCGTCATATGCCGACCATGTTGGTAGAGGACTTCGGCATTCTGTTCCCCAACGGCGACAACCCTGACGTTCTGCAATACAAGTTGCCGGATTGGTTCCCCGTCAAGGGCAAGGCTCCGGATAAGGGCCTCCTGCTGTTCGATG